CAACAACTTGGACTGAAACAACACCAACTGCAGTAAACGGATTACAGGCAATCTCAAAAGCTATTAGCAAGGTTGTAACAAACCGCTATCAGGCAGTTGAAGCAATTGTTATGCACCCATCAATGTGGTACTGGTTCGCTTCAAGCACAGATGGCAACTCACGCCCATTGATCGTGCCTACAGGCGCAGGTCCATTCAATGCAAACGGTGTAGTTACTGCTCCGGGCGCACCTGCAGGACTCGTTGGAACAATCCACGGAGTACCTGTTTATGTTGATGCAACACTTCCAAAGACATACGGAGCTTCAACAAATCAGTCTCCTATTCTTGTTGGTAAGTTCTCAGACTCATACCTATTTGAGTCAGGCGTTAAGACTCGTGTTCTTCCTGATGTCTTGTCAGCGAACCTAACAGTTCGTTTCCAAGTTTACGGATATATGGCACTTGCTCACCGCTATGCAAAGGCAGTTTCAGCCGTAACTGGTACTGGTACTGTTGCACCTTCAGGCTTCTAGTCTGTAATGTTGGAGACACCTGCCTCTTAATCGGGGCAGGTGTCTTTGACACAATAATTTTGGGGGAAATTATGGAATTGAATTATATTGACGGGCTTAAAGTTGCTCGCGATTTAGCAAAACAAAATAAGTTTCAAACACTTGATGGGCTTATTGAAGCCCTTGAGGAACGACAAATTGAAACCGCAGCACTCGTGTTAGATGTGGAGACACGATGAAGGCAAAAGATAGAGTGTGCATTGCATTTCCACACGCAGGTAAAGTAAATACAGAATTTGCAACAAACTTGATTGAGATCAATCGAAAGCGTACAGATCGTATTGATTCAATTGTTGGCATCGGCAATATCTCGCTTTTAACTCGCTCACGCAATGTCATTGTCAAGAATTTCCTTGATGAGACTAAGGCTGAATGGCTTTTAATGATGGACACAGATCAAATCTTGTCTGTTGAAGCCTTTGACAAGTTGATTAACGCAGCAAATGTCACCGAAAGACCCATAGTTTCAGCTCTTATCTTTGCCGCTTTTTGGACAGATAATGACGAATTGCGAGCAGTTCCGGTGATTTATCAAGACACCGAGAACGGTCCATTGCCTTGGGATGATTATCCCGATGATCAGATTGTTGAAATTGCAGCGGCAGGAACAGGTTGCTTACTAATACATCGAAGCATTTTAGAGACTATTCGTGAGCAAGCAAATGAAAATCAAGGTCGCGATTGGGCTTGGTTTGCAGATGGTGCAATCAATGGTCGTTGGTTTAGTGAGGATTTACTATTCTCACGCCGTATCCGCGCACTAGGTATCAAGATTCACGCACATACAGGTGCGATCTTGCCTCACCGTAAAGAATTTTGGCTTGATGATAGACATCACAAGCCTTATCACATCAAAAACTCTTAAAGTCTAAGGGTTCGGTATTATCCCCCTGATACTGAACCCTTAGACCCATTTGAATACTAAGGAGAACCGTGGCAACTAATTATCCCGGCGGATTAGATAACTTTTCCAACCCAACTGCTACCGACTACCTTGATTCAGCAACAGTTCCTCACGCAACTCAACACGCCAACACCAATGATGCTATTGAAGCTATTGAAGGCGAACTAGGAACCAATCCAAAGGGTGCTAAGGCAACTGTTAAGGCTCGCCTTGATGATGTAGATACACGCATTGCCACGATTTCATTAACAACCGGACCAACAGGTCCAACAGGTGCAACTGGTAACACAGGTGCAACAGGTGCAACCGGTAAGACAGGTGCAACTGGTGCAACCGGTAACACAGGTGCAACGGGAGCGGCGGGTTCAACAGGTGCAACAGGTGCGGGTGCAACGGGAGCAACAGGAGCTGCTGGTATAACTGGGGCTACTGGATCAACTGGTAACACAGGTGCAACTGGTCCAGTTTCATCTGCAAATGTTCATTCATCTGCAAAACTTGCAACAACTGCAAATCTTTCTACTACTTATACTGCAGGAACGGCAGATGCAGGTGGTGGTTTTGGAGTAGGAGCAAAACTTACTGCAACGGCTAATGGTCGCGGTTCTATTGATGGCACAAATATTACTACCGGCGATAGAATTCTTGTTAAGAATCAAACTACACAAATACAAAATGGTATTTATACAGTAACAACTCAAGGCGCTGGTGGCGTTCCTTATGTTCTTACTCGCGCAACTGATTTTGACAATTCCATTTCAGGGCAAGTTGAATATGGTGATTTCCTATTTGTAACTACAGGAACAGTTAATGCTGCAACAAACTGGATTCAAAATAATGTAGGAACATACACTAACGGTTATATCATTATTGGCACCGACAATATCAACTTTGCACAATCAGGTGGAGTTGGACCAGCAGGTGCCACAGGTGCAACAGGAGCCACTGGCGCCACTGGTAACACAGGTGCCACAGGATCAACTGGTAACACTGGTGCTACAGGAGCCACGGGATCAACAGGTAACACAGGTGCCACAGGATCAACTGGTAACACAGGTGCTACAGGTATGACTGGTTCTCGGGGAATAGTTTACCAAGCGACAGCGCCAGCAGATATTGGAATTTTATGGGCAGATACTAGTCAAGCATCTCTAACATCTGTAAGTGGTGGAACAGTAACTAGAGATACCAATATCCAACTTCGCAGAGATACTGCTGCTAACTGGACAAGTTCAAACCCAACACTAGCATCAGGTGAAACAGGTTTTGAAACTGATACTGGCTACTCAAAAACTGGTGATGGTTCAACTGCTTGGAATAACTTGCGCTATCAGAACTTGCAATTTAGGCGTGGTAAGATTACAAACTCTTGGCACTTTGGTAACTACACTGGCACGGGTGGCAATAATACTGTAACTCAAAATAATTTATATGTTACTCCTTTCTATGTTGGAAATGCGACTACCTTTAATAGTATTGCTGCTTATGCTTTAGGTACTGGCTCTGTAATGAGACTAGGTATTTATTTAGATAACAATGGATTACCTGATGCATTACTAGCAGACTATGGCACAGTTGGTATGAGTAATACTGGAATCCAAGGAATTACTATTTCACAAACATTATCTGGACAAGTATGGGTTGCAGCGTGTGCTCAAGGCAGCAATGCTCTTACTGCTACAACAAATGCAAATTACAATCCATTTGTTGGTACTACCAATGACCCTTATAGTTTTGGACTTGTCAGTACTGGTTACTACCAAACAGGAGTAACTGGAGCATTACCTTCTACTTGGGGAAGTACTTATAGCACTACATATAGCAGTTCGTATCCAGCAATAATTTTAAGGATGTCATAATGGCGATTAACATTACTTACGGCGTTGGTGGCTACTGCATAGAATGTTCATCAGAACATCCGCACCCTTTCAATAACATAGTTAGTCAAGAAGAAGTTCCTGATTTCTATAATCATAAACAATCTGCAATAGATAAACTAATAAAACTAGGTTTAACCGAAGAAGAAATTAAAGGTTTGATACTATGACAGTTCTTAAATATTATGACACTGGTTCTGGGCAATGGCTTCCAGTGGCAATAGGAGCACAAGGTGTTCAGGGCAATGTGGGTAATACTGGTGCTACGGGTGCTACTGGTTCAACGGGAGTAACTGGCGCAGGTAATACTGGCGCAACTGGTGCAACTGGTGCTACAGGTACCGCAGGAGCTAATGGTGCAACTGGAGCCACTGGTGCTACAGGTCAAGGCGTTCCCGTAGGTGGTACAACTAATCAAGTATTAGCAAAGATAAACTCAACTGATTACAACACTCAATGGGTTGACCAAAGTGGCGGTGTCACATCTATTGTTGCTGGCACTAACATTACAATCAGCCCAACAGGTGGAACTGGCGCAGTGACTATTAACTCAAGCGGTGGTGGCAGTGCTACTGACTCAGACCAAAACATATTAGCCAACCAAGTATTCGGATAGGATTAGACAATGGCAACTTTCACAAAATTTCTTCTTTCAGGTAGTACGCAAGGTAAAGCAATCAAAATTGCAGCCACTACTTCAGGCAGTGCTGGCACAACTATTCACGCAACAGGTACAAGCTCCACAGCTATTGATGAAGTTTGGCTTTATGCTTACAACTCATCTTCATCTGCTGTTGTATTGACAGTCCAATGGGGCGGTGTAACTGCTGTGGATAATGAAATCAAATTATCAATCCCAGCAACATCTGGACTTACTTTGGTTGTGCCTGGACTTATTTTGACAGGTTCAGGTGGCGGCTCACCAACTGCTTCCACAATCGCTGCTTATGCTGG